AAATACAGTAACTAGAATGGGAGGATTCGTTCACAGTGTGTCAGATACTACAAAAGTGGCAGACCTAACTGACGTCCGGCTGGATTACTTGGCAGTCGGAGAACTCAAACACAAAGACCCGTTGTATGCAAGTTACGTGGTTAATGGGTGCGAAGTCGTTAAAAAATGTTCAAATATCGGGGAAAAAGGACTGCTGAAAAGCGCTCTTAGTTTCTTTATCCCTGAAGGTGAAGTCTATGTCGAGAAAATGACAGAGACACCGATCCCGGTTGCTTATGTATCTAAAGAAGCTTTTAAAAATCTCGCGTCATTCAGAATATCGCCTTTTAATTCTGATGAGAGCGCTAAGAATACAATAAAGATCGGACTAACCAAGTGTGCTACCATCAATCACTCGAAGAACTTTATCGAGCAAAATGATGTTGCGAGTGGAGGAAGTGACGAAGTTTTGACTCGCACTTACGAAGCTCTATTAGCTTATCGAGAGCATCTGAAAGAAGAGCAAGTTTTGCGTCATCTTTCTCTCGACTTGCTAATGAAATGCCCCGATGGAAATCGTACGGGTCCGGTTGTAGTGACCGAAGAGTTTAAGGCTCAGGCTTTAAACTAGATCTGCCAGTCGGCGAGATCAGAGTTGGTATGGTTGGTTATAGATCTGATGAGGTCAAAATCAAACATATCGAAGTTGGGAGAAGTGTTAATGTTAAGACTATGGAGAAGATCCATGACATTACTCGACCTGTTGAACAAGTCTCACTCGGCTGCCATTTTGAAGGAGCCGCTTGTCCACACCCCGACACCTCTGATTCTCAAACACTGGCTCAAGGAGTCCTTAGACGAATGGGTAGGAAAATGCCGTCTAGGAATCCAGAATTTTTAGATAGACTTAGGGAACACACAAGCCAAGCTATCAAGTATTTTGACCTACCACCCATAGAAGCTGATTATCCTTTTCTATTTGAGACCTGGTTAGCTCAAACGAACTACCAACAATGGAGGAAGGATGAATTAATCAAAATTCATGATGATTATGTTGACTTATTGGAGCGAAATGACGAGGGTGAATTATGTCATTTCAAAGTCAAGTTGTTCATGAAAGCTGAAACTTACATGGAGTTCAAGAACGGGCGTGGTATATACGCTAGAGAGGATGTTGCCAAAGTTGTCTTTGGGCCTTATTTCAAAGAAATCGAGAAACTTGTTTACTATGATCCGGCGACGGATCAAGGTATCAAGCATTTTATCAAACATGTACCTGTTGATAAAAGAGCTGATTTCATTATGGAAGAGGTCTATATGGAGGCATTCAGATCTGTATGTACCGATTATTCAAGTCTTGAAGCTCATTTTGATCCTGATTTTATGGATTCTTGTGAGTTTGTTCTGTATGAACATATGTTGCGTAAAACTCAATATGGTTCTGTCATACTGGAAATAATGAGAGAAGTCTTACTTGGTGTCAATAAAATTTTTGGCAATGGCGTCCGTGCTCGGATTTTGGGCAGAAGGATGTCAGGAGAGATGAATACATCGCTCGGTAATGGTTGGACGAATTTAATGTTATTTTCAATGTGGTACATTGAGGCTGGAGGATCTTTCCAGACGCTCCGTGGTGTAATAGAGGGCGACGATGGACTCTTCTGTATACCTGTAGAAATGAAATTGCCTACTGAAGCTTTCTTTTCAGAGTGGGGTTGTTTGATCAAGATAATTATAGTTGATGATATATCAACTGCGTCGTTTTGTGGTTTAATTTTTGACCAAGACGAACGGAAAATTATCGCCGACCCATTCAAGATATTAGGAAACTTTGGTTATACTTCGAACAGATATGCATTATGTAGAAAATCTAAGCTTAATTCTTTACTCAGAGCGAAAGCAATGAGTGCCCTAGTCCAATACGATGGTTGTCCTATAATTTCCGTGTTGGCAAAGAAAATTCTAGAACTCACACGTTCATACGACGTACGTTCCGTCATAGCTAAAGAACGAGATGAATGGAGAAGAGGAAAACTTATTTATGGAATGCAGAATTATAAGACGTATACCGACACTGTCGTGGGAATGAAAACCCGACTACTGTTCGAGAATATGTATGGTATACCTGTTGCAGTCCAGATTTCTATTGAGAATTCTATCTCAAACATGACAGAAATCAGTCCTCTGAGGTTTCCGGAATTGCTTTCTCTGTTCCCTAGGGATTGTTTGGACTATTACGAACAATTCCA